GCTTCTGTCTTACTGTTTGTTGCTAAGTCTAGTTGTCTTTGTGCTGTTGCGGCGAGCTTTTCTACTTGAGACCTAAAATCACCCATTCCTTCCGGCCCAAGTATTGCTCTTAATTTGTCCATAACTTCTGGTGTTGCATATTTTTTTATTGCATTTACCGCTGCTCGCATACTTTCTTCATCAGGCATCATATCGCCCATTGTTGGGCGCACTAATTTTCTTAGTCTTTGTATTTCAAATCCGACCATTCCTTGAAGAGTCTGTCTAAGCAAATCTAGTTGCGGTCTGCTTAGGTTTTTTGGGTCTAAAAATTGCCTGATTGTGCTAACTGATATTTTGTCGCTTGTTAAATCTTGAGCTATTCTAACTGCTTCTCTTTCTTGTATCGTATCAAGACCTAACGACAAAGCTCTTCTGTAACCCGGTATAGCCTCACTGATTGAGCTGGTAAGTTTTCTAGCAAGAGCATTTAGATCGGCAGCAAAAGGCGTTCCTCTTTTGTCAGGATCTAAAGAAATTTGTTGCAAAGCTCTCTTAATATAATCTAAATGAATAGGAGTTGCTTCGCCCATAAGTTCTATAACTGTATTGCCGTCTGCACCTGCGATTTCTCTGTAAGCTATTGGAGGAGCCTGTAAATCATCAGCAGCAGCTATAGCAATATTTGCTCTTTCTATTGCATTTCTTTTTAATGAGTCTGGAATGCTATCTAATACTCTTAAAATCTTTTTTCCTTCATCAGTTCCATAATCAATTACAGTGTTATACACGTTTTCATAGGCTTCTCGCCTTTGCGGAGCTGTTCTGCTATTTATTTGCTGCAAAAGCTCTTCAGCAGACTCAACAGCAGGAGGATTAAATATCCTATCCATCGCCTCTACAAAACGCCTTCCGCGAGTCCTGCCTAAATCGCGCATACCTTCTTGCGCTGTTCTTTGTGCTGCACCACCTTTTAATCTGGTGATGTCTAATAGCTCACTTGCCTGCCTACTCGCATCTATGACTCTTGCGTCAGCTCCATATCTATTCATGTTACGAAGCAGCTCTTCTGGAGATTCAGCGCTTAGAGCTTGGTCTCTTAAAATTCTTGCCGCATCAACATCAATGTTTAATTCTCTTGCTAAAGCTCTTACATCTACCGAAGCTAGTCTGCGCGCTAAACCGGGTTCTAAAAACGCACCTACAGCACTTCCAAAACCACCAGCACCGCCGCCAATCGCCGCTCCAAATTTTGCAAATCTTTCTCTTTCTTCAGGTGTTTCACCAGCTCCATAACCTGAAATAGCGCCTTCAGTCGCTGCCAATCCAGAACCAAGAGCGGTTTTTGCTAAAATATTTGTTACTGGGCGCTGAGCCATTCTTGGCAAAGCGGCATAGCCTGCACCAGACGTAAGTAGCCCAGTAGCAGCTTGTAATCCCATAGATTCTAACGGCCTTGTTTCTTCCATAGCCGTTCTGCCAAGCCTTATTTGCGCTCTTTGCTCTGGGTCAGCCAACTCATCTATGTATTCACCGATAAAAGGAACGGCTCTTGAAGCTGTTTGCGCTCTTGTCGTAACAGGATTCATTTCTACTACAGACTCTAGCTCTCTTTGTCTATACATAGAACCAGCGTCTAATCCTTGATTTATTGCTTCAACTTCTTCTTGATCTGATGTTGAATAAACAGGATCAACGTAAAACTTTTTTCCTTGTGGAAATTCTTGTGTTGGCGGAGAAATGTATATTATTCCTTCTCTTGGCTTATATTCTTCACCACCGATTTTTATTTGAGTGTATCCAGCAGGAATGTTTGGCCTATCAGTTGGCACAGGATCATCGAAAGTAAACCTACTTTCAAACCTAGCTCTGGCTTGCTGCTCTGTTTCGCCGGGCAAAAAAGTGACGTTATAAGTATTGCCGTCAGGCCCAACCATACGTTTTTGCTCAGCCATTCTAGTTCACCGGGACAATTGTTGAATCATTTGGGTCTTCTTGGAACACAGCAGGCGCTACTTCAAAAATTTTCCTTTCAGCTATGCCGTTTATCCTTCTCTTTTGATCTGTTGTATATAGTTCTTGAGAATCAAGTTTTTCTATCTCTTCTAAATATTCTTGGACAGTAATCTTTCCTGCGCCATACTGCTGAAATAACTGCATTCTCTTTTGCGCTCTTTCCTTTGCTGGCCTAAATGTTTCAACCAATAAATCTCTACCTGCTGGTGATTGTATTAAGCTAGGTAATGATCCTAGATACGCCTTAAATTCCATATCTGAAGTGCTACCAGAACCAGCAACACGCATTTGCGGCGCAACCTGTGTCTGTATAGCCTGTGCTGCTGCCTGCAAACCTTGATCGTCTGCAAGCGCTATAGACAAGTCTGGAAAAGCTGATCTAAGCAACCTTTCTGCTCCAGACATATCATTTGCATTTAACATAGCAGCCATTTGCTCCACTCTTCCAAATGTTTCTATGGCTTGACGATTAGCTTGCATTTCTTCTCTATCAGGCAACATAGATGCGAGCGCGTCTAACTGCATTTGCTTATAAGGATCAGTTTCATCACCAATTCTTACCAACGGGTCACTGCCTATTCTTTCAGGCTTGCCAGTTTTAATATTTATTCTATAAGAGCCTGTATCTGGGATACCGAAAGCAGTTCTTTCTTCTGCTGTTAGCGGCCTATATTGGTCTTGTGGCTCTTGAGGCTTGACCTCAAACCCACCAACAGCCTCAGCGGTAGGCGCTCCACCAGCTCTGCGACTGATCATTTGGCCTTGCTCTGTAACCATATCGGGATCGATATATTCTACCGGAAGGTTGTTCAAGAAAGTGTTTACTTCTCTCATAACAACGTCAGGTCTTCCAGCAACTAACGCATCACGCAACATTCTAGTATCAGATGTGTCTTCACCCATTCGATCTAGTATGTTCATTCTGTCAACTAATATACTAATAGCTTCATTAGTGTTTTCGTTTTCTATAGCTCTTTTGATTTGACGAGCATCTTGGATTGTTCCTTGAGTAAGTTGCGCTTGTCTTTTCTCTACTCTCAACGGGCGATCTACGCCAAAACCAGAAAGCACACCACTGCCAACCGCTTGCATAATATCTCTAGGTAGTTGTCTGGCACTTACTCTAGCTCTCGGCACAGAAAAAGCATCTCTGCTGCCCATGCCGGAGCGAGATGTAAATTCTGTGTTTTCTACTTTGTTAGGATCGTATACATCAACCATGTTTACACCTTACCCAAATGCGCCTATAACTTTTCCGATGTTACCGCCAACGCCTTTTCCAATTCCTTTTGCAGTTTCACCAGACAGCATTCCACCGACATTTTGCAAGCCACCAAGATTAGCAGGATCATAGGCACTTGCTTGACCCATAGCTGCGCTTGCTAGGCTTTGACCAGCGCTACCTATTAGGTTAGCAGTGTTCTGCCCAGCGCCAGCCTGTATACCTGCGAGAGTTCCAGCCTGCTGTCCTAGCAGATTGCTTTGGTTGATACCTTGACCTTCCTGCAATCCAGCCAAAGCTGCCATCTGCGCTTGTATGTTTGAAGCAATGTCCTGACCAGCTCTAAAACGCTGTGCAGAGATATCTCTACCAGTGCCGTAGATGTTCTGTGCGCCTTGTAAGGCTCCGGTCATTCCATAGTCTGCCAACTGCCTTCCTGTGCCTTGAGCGAGCTGTGACTGCGCCAAAGCTCTGCCAGAGGCTATGTCAGCAAGCTGAGCGCCCGTCCCGGTAAGTGTTTGCAGACCTTGTGTTCCGCCAGTGACTCCTAGCTGACCAAGCTGCTGGCCTGCCTGAGTCAGCGCACCAAGACCAGCTTGACCAGCCATTGTACCCAGACCTGCTAACTGTTGGCCCGTACCAAGCTGTGATGCAGCAAGCTGACCACGCTGGGCTGCGAGTTGACGCGCTGCGTCTGTTTGGAATCCGGCCTGTAACTGACCAGCTTGCGCTCCCAGTTGAGCCTGCTGACCTGTAGCCTGTAGTCCTTGACCACCTAGCGCCTGAAGGTTCTGTATCTGTCTCTGAAGGTCTTGAGAGGCCAGTCCAGTGTTGAACCTAGCCAACTCCTTCATGACGTTACCGCCGCCCACACCGCCTCTGGCGGCTGCTGTACGCAGAGCAGCACGTTCACCTTGCTCGCGCAAAAACTGCATCTGTGGGCTTTCTTGAAACGCCTGATTGAATGCTTCTTGTCCAAGCGCACCAGATAGCGCAGCTTGCTGTTGCAGAGCTTGCTGTCCCACTTGTGAGTATGGATCGAATCTCTGACCTGCCGCGCCAAACGCCTGACCTACTTGCTGTGAGGCCAAGTCTCTAGCAGCAGTGATATCTCCCATACCAGCGCCAAACTGCTGTGCAGCTTGTTGTTGCGCGGTCTGTAAATCGGTTCTAGCACCTCCTAGACCTTGATACAGAGCGCCTAAGCCAGCCTCTACCCCACCCGTGATATCACGCCTAGCAGCGCCTAGACCTTGCCCCAGAGTCGCTAAACCAGCACCAGCGCCACCAGCAATGGCTCCAGCAGCTTCTCCTGCGCCTATATCTAGCTGTTGACCAGCAAGCTGCGCTGTTTGGCCTATATCTTGCCTAGCCTGCTGTACGCCTTGACCGATAGCCTGATTAGCACCAGACAGACCTAATCCAGCAGCTCTTTCTGCGCCAGCGAGTCCTGTCTGACCTTCCGATCCCGCTCTGCCAGCTAACGCTGTAGTAGAGGCTGGTGTTTGCACTGTAGTGTCTGTAGTGCCGCCAGTTTGCACGGTATCGCCTCTAGCGGTGCTGTATCTCTGCTGTACCTCAGCCAACGGCCTTCCGGTAGCTCTGGAAACATCATCAGGAGTGACACCAAAGCGATCCATCGTTGCCGCTATGGTTGCGTCATCTTGTCCTGTTTCGTTTATATACCTAGCAATTAGGTTGTCTGGTACGCCATTTGGAAACTCTTTTGCTACAGCATCTGGCCCCATTGCCGCATATTCATCTATCTGCTCAAGCTCTTTAGCTCTGGTGTATCTTTTCGTAGCTTCATCTAAAGGCACACCAGCAGCTTGTGCCATTGCATCTAATTCAACGCCTTGCTTGACCATCTCACGATAGATTTCTCTATCTGACTTGCCACCTTCACCGATAAAATCTAAAACATTATCTATTGGTGTTTTTTCAGAAGTTTGTGACTGTTGTTCCGTAGGACGCGGGCCTAAACCAGTAGGTAGTTGCGGAGGAATACTGTCAGGCCCAAGCATCCGAGGAATACTTGCGTTGTTTTCTCCGGGCATTAAACGGTTTCCTTGATCATCAAAACCCGGAATCTGCAAGCCAGTAGGACGGTTTGGGCCAAACTTACGGAAATCCTGATCCATTTGTTGTTGTTGTTCTGGTGCAGGATTTGGCATCGCAGGAACGCCAGTACCTCTAGCCAAATCTGGCGGAACAGGAGGAGGATTCTGAGCAGGTTGGAAATTAGCATTACCTCCTAGACTCTGCGGAACCTGATCGGCAATACCTAGACTTTCTACCGCGCCTTGCACAGTACCAGCAGGCATACCGAACATATTCTCTAAATCAGCAGCGCCCATACCTTGAGCAGAAGCATAAGAAAGAACATCGCGCTGTAAATTTTCTGGGATAGGCTGTCCAGAGTTATTCAATCGCATCGCTATAGTGATGGGATCAGTGCCGGGAATGGTTGCTGGATTAGCCAAACCTGTTGCTCGCCTCATCGCCAAACCCATCATGCCTTTGCCTGTTCTGGGAGGATTTCCACCTAAACCTTGCAAACTTGGATCGTTAGCTAATCTCTGAGAGATCATTGCTTCCATATCTTCTCTTGTTCTAGCCATTAGCCGTATCTCCCAGTTTTGGCCTGATACTCAGCAAAACCTGCGTAATCTATATCATCTGGCATTTGCTGACCGCCAAGACCTTGCGTAACTGCTACGTTTGGATTGTGCAACATTTGACTTTGCATATTCTGAAACTTAGGACTGATGTATGGGCTAGTCGGATCAACGCGCCCAGCTTCCATACCTATGTATTCAGGATTCGCTACAGCTTCTGGCAGTTGCTGACTAGCGAAAGACATATCAATGCTGCCTTCGTATGGTTTCAACGCAGTGTAATCAATCGCACCACCGCGAATAGCTTGCTCGTATGGAATCATGCCAGCAAGGATTGTTCCTTGTGCAGCAACATTGCCTCCGGTCATAGCCTGCATCTGTTGAGGCATCGTCTGCTCGTATATATCCATCCCAGCCTGCGTACCTGCCGTCATAGCTTGCTGCATACTCGGCAAAGTATTGCGGATATCAGCGCGAGCCATATTAGTTTGATTCGCTATAAACTCCCGAAGCAGCTCGTTGCTTTTTTCTTGCCGCTCTATGGCTTCATCGTTTCCGGGATCGCCAAACAGCTTTTTTACCAGATTAGTCATATCGAGCCTCTAATTCTTCTCGGGTTATACCCAACATCCATTGATCGTGCAGCTTGCCGTTTTTTTGAAATGAAGCGCGTATCTTGCCTTCTACTTTCATCCCACATTGCATCGCAAACAATTTAGCATTTGGATAGCACGTTGCTATCTCAGCATTAACCTTTTTGTAAGTTGTGTTCTTAGTTATCCAGCTAAAAAACTCTTTCGCACCTTTGTAGGCTTTTTTGCCTCTGTGCTTCTTTGGAACAATCGGATGTATCTCTAGTGTTGTTCCGTTTCTCAGCTCAGCTAACCATAATCCACAAACTTCATCGTCTTCTTTATGAACAAACCAACCGCTGTTCATGTCAGGTTGCCATTCATCTCTTGAAAAGTTGTCTTCGGATATTTCATCAAACACTTCGCTTTTCAAAACAAAGTCGCTAATAAACTGCTCGTCAGACGTTCTCTCAATCAAACCGCAACCCATCCTCTAGTTCTGTCTCCAGCTATACTGGGCTGCATCTTTCGATACTGCAACGCGCCAGTGCTGCCAGTTTCATCAATGTATAAACTAAACTGTCTTGCCTCTACAACGCCTTCAGGACTGCCAACGCCAACAATCGGTATGCTTAAAGCCGCCTCCTGCGTGTACTGGCGGAACGCCTGCGCCATAGTGCCATCATCTTCTACTATCGGCTGCGCTACGTTTAGCTTGTACGTCATGCTACCGCTTCAACCTCAGCAGTTAGTTGTATCAAAACCGGCTTGACAGGATCACTCATTGTAAACCTAAACAGCTCAAAACGCGCTGCGCGTCCGTTCCTGCGCCATATCGCACGATGATCAAACTCACCAATCTTGCCTAGTTTTCTATATCGTGTGTCTGCCCATGTCTTACCGTTTTTGCTTCTTGCCATGCCAATCTGCGGATCAACTGTATCTGTGTTACCAACACCTGACTCTAAAGTCATTTCCATCTCTGGCACTAAAAATGCGTCCATGTTTTGCTGGAACGGCTGCGTCACAATGGTGCGCTGGATGACGCTCTCATACTCTTTGTAAACCTCTTGGTCTAGCCTGCCAATCCTACCGTCTACAAGATCACCAGCCCAGATCTGGTTATAAGCGCGAACAAGGCTTGTAACGCGATACGCGCCCAATGATCCTTCGATCAGAGACTTTCTTTCATGCCATCTCTTACTGATCGTGTCGTATACAAACGTAGTTCCGGGTAAAGCGAAACCAACAAAGTACGCACCTTTCTGCGCGTATGCCCAACTGTATATGTCAGCAATTTGGGCCTCAGTTAGCTTGTTCAGCTCTTTGTCGATAGCTGTTGTTGATATCTTAACTACGCTGTTTCCATTAAGCGCCCATATCGCAGGACTTTCGTTCTGTCCTGAGCCAACAAACACAAACGTATCTAGCATAGATTGGATGCTGAACGGACTAGCTATACCTTTGCTTAGAAACAGTCCTGTACGCTGGAACGGGAAGTCAGCGCCGCCAATGTTTTGGAATGCTTCTATCGTCTGCGAACCGCCGATAAATAGCTGGTTCTTAAATACCACAGGAGCAACAATCTCATCTGGATCAGACTCAGCAGTACCGAAGTCTAGCGCGTTGTAGTTTAGGCCATCATTTAACGCACTGACGATAAACTTCTTAGAATCAGTTGTCAGGCAGAAAAACCCATCTATATACACAACAATCTGCGGATTGCCGTTAGCGGTAAAGTCTGGGTCAGTAATCTGTGTCAAAGTAGTGGTTGTGTGGTTGTATACAAAACCATTACCGCCGGGATCAAGAATCAGCATTTGAGTGCCGTTGTCTGCCATAGACACTCTGCCAGTGCCAGAAATTGTGCCACGGCTGGTAAGAGCAAAATCAGATGCCATACTGTAGAGCGTGTCACCAATAACAAAATAAGGCACACCGTTCATCTCATGTGCGCCTCTATTTCTGCTTAGCGCACTCGCAAACGCAACCTGCTCTAGTCCCGGAGTACCAAATAGTGTTTCCTGATTTAACGCAGGAGCCTGAGCTATATTTGGATAGAAGTTAGTGCATTCCTGCGCTGATATCGGCAGAGAATCACTCTCATAGAATCCGTTAGCTATTGGCAGCACAACCTTTGGCATCAGATCACACCTAGAATCGTATCGCTCACTACTATGTTATCTGTGCTTGTGTCGTTACTCACAAATAACTCAATGTAGTCATTTGTAGCAAGGCTGACATTGAAAAACGTGCCAGCATTAGCGCCGCCGCTTGAGTCAACCTGTCTTACAATCTTAGTGCCAGCAATAGCTGTACCATTCTTGGCTATGTATATTCCAACATCCTGATTTGGAGATGATGCGCTGGTAAATGTCACCGTAGCTTTTACAGTCAATACCGTTGTAGAGCCTCCGGTATATGTCAACCTTCCTGTGGCATCACCTGTAAACTGACTCACAATATCCGTGGTAAAAGTTCCTGCAACCTTAGTTGGCGTGCTGGTTGCACTAATTACCGTAGCTGTTGAGTTACCTTGCATATGAACAGTGCCATATCTGGCCTGCTCAACAACAGCGACTGTAACGTGATTACCTGAAGCGGTAAGGCTTATTCTGTTACCCGCAACAAGGCTTGCAATGTCAGGAGTTGCATCTGTTGTGTTCAAAAGTAACGGCGTTCCTGTAGAGTCAGCGCTGAAATTGTGCTTGATCTCTACGCCGTTCTGAGCAGATACACTAGCCAGTATGCCAGCTCCGCTCTCCACGTTTCTGATCTTGTTGACCGTGCCGTCAATGTCTAATACAGCAACGCCAGTAGGCGCACCGTCTTGTTCAATTGATCCGGTAACACCTAGACCGCCAACAAAGTTAGCGTAACTAATCTTGTAGTTTGTGCCGTTTACGAAGTAGTCCATAAACGCGCCAGCGTCTACTGTAGTCTTAGCTACAAAATCGGACTTCTTGCGGCCTTGCGCTCTATCAACCATCTGTATTCAGCTCCAAACCTATTGCGCCTGTAGTCTCTGCCAGAATGACAGCTTCCTCGTCTGGATAGAAATGACCGGGAAAGCCATACAGCATATCTTCGTTTCCAGAACCGATAGGCAGCGTAGAAGGATTCTTGGTTTCTCCCATTGTCTGACCAAGCAACCGCATCGTGTTGAATCCATCACGCGCAGCCTTTACCAAACCTTGAGAAATGACACCGTTGTAGTCAGGCGCAACCTCAATCGCCATGTTAGCGATCAAGCCTCTCAGAGCGCCTGTGGGGATCGTAACGTCATCACCTAAGTCAGACACCTCGGTATATCCTAACTGTATACCTTGAGCGTCTAGCTCGGTCATGTAGTTGTTCATCGCAAAGATGAAGTCATTAAATTCATCAGGCTCCAGCGGTGCTTCGCTGGCCTGTACTAATATTCTTTGTAAGGATGCCTTAGCAACCTGCGCGACAGTAGCCATTATTCGAAAGTCGGGCCTTTCTTCTTCGCAGTTCTTGCGCTTTGCCGAAATGCTTCAGCAGTAGGCGCTCCGCTAGAACCGGGCCTTCTCATACGCTCAGGTGTTCTGCCTTGCGCTTTTTGGCGCTGTATTCTTTTACGCTTCTTGTGAATGTTCGCGTATAGACCGTCACTCATATTTAGCACCTGTAGCTTTTCGGTTCCTCATCGACTTTGCGCCTTTGCACTTCCAGCGCTTGCGACTCAGATTGTTAGGAGTATTTGGATCGTTTTGCTTCTCTTTCGGTAATCGTTTCTTTATCCCCAGACTGCGAGCGCAGTAGCTATCTCCTTTGCTCGTACCGGGTTTAACACGAGGCCCACCGCCTTTGGCTTGTCCTGCCTGCCCGTAGCTGACACGTTTGCCGCTGGCGGTGACCTTGACTTTAGCTTTACCTTTTCTGGGTTTAGCCATAAAAAAAGCGGGAGCCGACTACCAAAGCAGCTCCCGAAGACCTCGTGGGGATTATGGTCTGCCGAAGCCTTGACCAGCCATGAACGGATTGAATGTTGCATATGCAGGCAACAAGTCAAAACGAACCTTCTGGGTGTTGGCATCACCATCTGCGTACTTGCTTACACGGATGCTCATACCGTCTTCGGTAGTAGCAATAGTGTCAGTAGAGTACAGCTTAGGCAGCTTCACAGTACCAAGTCCGAAAGCCTGCTTAGTGAAGAACAGGTTTGGCTGGTACAGAGTAGCTGAAGCACTGAGAATGTTTACAACATCACCAGATGTAGGCGCAGTGTCTACAGTGTTGTACTGACCATTAGCTTCTTGAATAGCTGGGCCTGCAACAACAAGTGTGCCAGCACCAGAACCGTCCAGAGTAACGTCAGCAGTTACAACGCCTGTCCACAATACGTTTGCACCAGCAGCGTCAATCATTGGCTGACGAGTATCAAGGTTCAAACGATTTACACCAGCGATAGTGACCATATCACCAGCCTTAACAACCATAGACGCTTGGAAACCAGTTACAGCAAGGTTTTGCGTCATAGTGTCTTTAGCTGTGACGTAGGTAGCGTCTGGAGTTGAAGCCAGAGTACCTGCACGGTCAGCACCAGTGCCTGAAGTGAAGCTAGACAAAGCGTTAGAAGTAAGCGCTCGCATTCCACCGAAGTTAGTAGAAATCTGTGCTTTCTCCCATGCAGTGCGTACTAGCTGGTCAGAAGCGTTCAGACCTTGCTGCACGTTAGCCAGTGCGCTAGTTGTGAACGGGTTCATCAGGTAGTATTTTTCAGCCGCCATTGGTACGCCGATGGAATCCATCAGTGCGCCAGCGCCTGCTACATCACCCCATGCGTCAACCGCGTTACCGTGATCACCATACTTGAGGTTGCTGTTCTTGAGCATGAAGCCTGCAAGATCAATCTCAAGGTCAGTCACGATGCGGCGAGCCATAGGAGCAAGAATCTGCTCCAACTGATCAAGTTCCAGAGCTTCTTCTACGTTGCCCCATTCGGTAGCTACGGTGAAGTAGTTCTGGACTGTACCAGTTGCCTTGCCTGCAATGATGTCTGACTTAGTGCTGGCAGAGATATCACCGCCAGAAGTACGGATGGAGTTGTAGTCGTGCGGACGTTTGAAGTCTACGTTACTACCACTTGAAGGATTGAATTTGCCACTCAGGAGTTGAGTGTCAACTGTCTTTGTTACTACTCGGCTGGACTCGAATGCCTCCAAAAAGACACGGGCCACCTTCCGAGTGATATTGCTGCTAAGATTATTAGCCATGATCGGATCACCTCATTCATTCAAAGGTTGCTCCTTTCGGGCCGCCAGCTTTCGGTACGGAACCGGAACCTTGCGGAGTATCTAGCGGCTCAGGAGCGGCATTTACTTTAGGTTTAAGTTTCCTAGCGTTAGGCATAACTTGATCATTAAGATACAAAACAGCCTGAGTCACCGGCATTTGTGCCAGCTTATCAAGCTCTAAAAGATTCTCGCCAAGATACAACGTACCAAGACTCCCATCGTCTAAATCAAGAAGATGGTCTGCCAGTATTGGGTCTAGCCCAAACTGAGCAATCTTGTTCGCTGCTACCTGAAGATCATCCTTTTTGACACCCAGCTTCTCAGCCCGGTCTGCATAGGTCTTAATCTTCTCATTACGCTTAACTAGCTGCTCGCGCTGCAACGCCTGCTGCTGTGCTTGCTGCTGTTGCTGCAACACGGCCTGCTGTGCGTCATATTCAGCACGTTTAGCTATTGCCTCATCACGCTGCTTCAATCGCTCCTGAATCTCTCGATCCGTGAGCGCATAAAAGTCAGGCGTTTCAGGCACTTGCGGCGGTTGCTCTGCGGGAATGCGGCTTTCCAGCTCTTGCAACTTAGCTTGTAGACTTTGGACTTCCCGATCTCGTTCCTTGATCTGGTAGACCTTTTCACCTATAGCTTTGTCAAAAGCCTTCTGCTGCACCTCATCAAAGCGCGGCCTAGTGGATTCTTCCTGCTCCTCAGCAGTATCCGGTGATGACTCGGAGTCAGTTGCCTGACCTTCAGTTTCAACCTCTTCAAGCTCTTGAGCCTCATCGAGCGTATCTTCTGGTTCCATCTTATACCTATGTAAATGCCGTCAAATAAACGGTGACGTTCCGCACCTCCATAAAAGCGTGGAGTTCGCTATAGCCTAACTATACCACATATTGTGGTTTTGCAAGCAATTATTGCAAATGCACTTGTTTAACACTTTCGTAAACTTTGCTACAATAAGCCTATGAAACTCAAAACTAACAGCTCTCTTAGCCTTGATTGGTACGAAGCGGTTGATAGCGATTGGCAAAACT